GGATGTTCCCGCCTCTCAGAATCCAACCATTAGACTTCGTGAGTTGATGGACAGTAACCAGAAGACCACTATCGTCCTCCAACGTGAAGTTACACCTGCTACTACAGCCGCATTGGCAAACACGGGCGTCATACCTATCGCTCAGCAAGAGATCATGAATCCTTTGCGCTCTGGCCTTATCTGGGATAAGGTGGGCATCAATGTGCACACTGGTCTTGTTGGCTCACTCCGTTGGCCTTCTCACTCAAAGGCTGTTGCTCAATGGGCAGACGAGGCAGAGGTATTAGTTGACAAATCAATCGACTATAGCAAGCTCGAGATGTCAGGCACACGTCTCGGCATCGCAATTCCTGTGACTCGCGAGCAGCTCTACAACTCCGAGGGTATCGTCGAGCAGGTCATCAACGAGGAGATGCCCCAGGCTATCTCTGATGCCATCAATAAGGCTGTCTTTGCTTTGGAAGTGCCGGGCAAGGCTCCTAAGGGTCCGTTCGTTGACCTGGTAGCAGCAGCAGACGCAGCACCTATCGACATGAGTACGCCAAGCAAGGCCTTCAAGGCATTGGCAAAGATCAAGGCTAACCTGCTTGCGACCGGTATCACTCCGAAGGCTTTATGCTGGGTGATGAGCTTCGCACAGAAGGCAGACTTTGAGACCACTCCACGTGACGCTGGTAGCGGTATCATGCTTTGCGAGAGCGACCATATCCTTGGCTTGCCAGTGTTCTGCACACAGGAGATGGGCGAAGGATATGTAGGCCTCGGTGACTTCTCTTACTTGGCAGCCGGATTCTTCGGTAACTTGCAGTTCATCGTTGATCCTTACACCTTGGCAAGAAAGAACAGCGTTGACTTCGTGCTGAACAACAACTTCGGAATGGTAGCACTTCGTCCGGAAGCTTTCAAGCTCACCAAGATTACGCCAGCCGTTTAACGGTTAGTTGCAAAATACTCCCTTTTACGCATTTTAGATAGTTTGATTATGTCTGTAATGAGTCTTGAGCTTTTGAAGAAGCACGTCAGAGCTGACGAGTTCGCCACTGATGACGAATACCTGCAATATCTTCTGGACACGGCTGAAGAGTATGTGGCTACGGCAACTAACCGCACCACCGAGGAGTTGAAAGCCCTTGGCGACGGTACGCAGTATCCATTAATGCTTCAGCATGCCGTTCTTTTGATTGCTGGCCATTGGTACAATCAGCGTGAGAGCGTCAGCGCCGTGCAGATGTACGAAGCACCGGACGCATTACAGGCATTGGTCAAACCGTTTCGCAAACTAGTTGATGATATAATAACAACTACCGTGTGATGCAAGCAGGTCGAATGAAATATTTGGTAATATTGTTATCGCCGCAGAAGTTGGTCAACAAGTTTGGCGAAGAAACGACAGAATATGTCCCTTATAAAACGATTCATGCCGAGCGCGTGAAGCTAAGTGGAATGAGGAAAGAAGAAGTTGGTGAGCATTTTCCTGATTATTCCGTTGAATTTAATGTGAGAGACAGCCACCCGATAGAAGAAAATTGGAGATTGCAGCAACTGGGTGGCTATATCTATACAATAACAAACATCATTCCGAACAGAGATCGCGGTATGAACACCTTGATTTGTTCAAGAGTTAACGAATAATGGCTAAAAACATTGACTTTGACGACTCTAACCTTCAGCGTTTGTTTGCCGAATTGGATGTTAAGCAGCGCACAAAGGCCTTAAAGGGTGCTTTCAGAAAAGAAGCCAATAACGTCAAGAAGGTAGCAATAAACAATTTGCGTAGCTGTATCCGATCAAGCAAAGACATGGAAAGCGGTGTAAGGGCTCTTGTCTTCAAGCAAAAAGCTGGCTTTAGGGTTACTGTAGGTACAAAGAAATCAGGCACAAAGGAATACGGCTTCCATATGAATCAACAGGGTTTGAAAAAGCCGATCCTGATATGGGCCGAAGACGGTACTCAAAGCCGTAAGACAAAGAGCCACGGCTCCTTTTTTGGAAAATCAAGAAAAGGTCGCAACACTGGAAGAATGAGAAGATATGGCTTTATGCAAAGGACCTTATCGGAGACGCGGGATAGCGTCACGGGTAGACTGCGCGAAGAAATAATTTTAAGTGTTGAAAAAGTAGCAAATAAATATGGCTGTAAATAAGACATCACTAAGCGCCGGAAGCATCATCCGCTCAATATTATTGGATGACTCAGCCGTAAATAGTATCACAAAGAATATCTTTCCCGTGGTAACAGATAAGGCTATCCTGCCATATATCCTTTATAGACGAATGAGTCTTCTTCATAACGCAACTAAGGCTAATCAGCCAGGCGCCGATACTATACAGCTTGAAGTTATCTGCTACACAGAAAAATACATTGATGGAATAAATTTAGCTGAGGCTGTCAGATCAGCATTGGATTATTCGCAAGGAGAATTAGACGGTTTGACAATGAGAAGTTGCATCCTTAGTGGAAGCGAAGAAGCTTGGCAGGATGATGCCTATGCGCAGCAATTGGTTTTTGACATAAAAATATAACATTTAAAACTTAAAGAATATGGCAACAGGGTATTGTAATGGTAGCGACATGCTACTTTATGTAGGCGAAAAAGCGATTGGTCACAGTACTACGCACACGTCTACGTTGACGAGTGAGACAAAAGAACACAATGTAAAGCCAGCTGCTACGGCGGCGAAGACTGCGGGTTTGTGGAAGGGCAAGAGCGTCACGGCTCTGAGTATTGCTATCTCGGCAGAGGGATTAATCACCTACGATGAAACGGAGGCCGGATACAAGGAGCTCTTTGCAGCTTGGAAGGAAGCTAAGAGTATATCAGTCAAGTGTATGGAACGTGATACGAGTGCGACTCCGTATCTAGAGGGAAACTTTGTAATCACTTCCTTGGAGCGCGTTGACCCAGCTCAGGATGACAGCACATACAGCATCTCTTTGGAGAATGATGGTGAGCCAACAACTCTTGACGAGACCGCAATCCATAAGACTACTGTCTAACTATGCATAATATTGAGATAAGCATAAACGGCAAAGCGTACCCCTGTAGACCAACTATGGGGGCTATGCTCCGTTTCAAAAACGAGACGGGCCGAGAAGTTACCGAGATAGACGGTGGTTTTAGTGACCTTTGCACCTATCTATGGTGTTGTGTAGTCTCTGCTTGCAAGCATGACAGCGTGCCATTTGATCTCCAACTTATGGATTTTGCAGATAGTATCAAACCCGAGGAGATGAGTGCGTGGGCCGAGTCCCTGCAATCGACGGAAGGAGACACATCTGAGCAAGGCGAGCAAAAAAAAACAGTTACAAGATAACTGAGCTTTTGGGCATTGCCTTAGGTCGGATACATCTTTCCTATGATGACTTTTGCAGATGTACCCTTGAGGAATTTGAGGAAATATGCAAAGCGTGGCAAGAGACAAGAGATGCTGACGAAAGGTCCGAATGGGAAAGGATGAGGCTTTCAGCCACAATAGCTATACAGCCACATCTCAAGCAGAAGATTACAGCTCAAAAGCTACTGCCGCTCCCCTGGGACTCCAAGAGCAACATTCCCGAAATCAAACAGATGTCTTACGAGCAGCGACGAAAAAGAATGCTCGAATTAGCTGAAAGATTAAAGTAGCAAAAAATGGCCGGTAAAAGCACTATATCAATAACCTTTAAACTTGATGGCGATGGCAGGGGCTTCAAGTCATTGGCAAGAGATGCTGACGGATTGAAGAAATCCTTAACATCCACTTTGACAGAGGCTCAGAAGTTCAACTCTAAGGCTATAAACTTTGCCGCCATATCTACCGGCATTACCCAGGCTAGTGCGAGTATCAATCAGATGATGGGCGTATTGAATGGCCTAACCGGTGAATATCAGGCGTCAAAGCAAGCTGAAACGCAGTTGATAACGGTCATGAAGCAGCGAATGGGTGCTTCTAACTCGGATATTCAAAGTATTCAAAAATTAGCCGCTGAGCAGCAGAGTTTAGGTGTAATCGAAGATGATACACTAATCAGAGGCGCTCAGCAGGTAGCTACTTTCTTGACTCAAAAAAGCAGTCTATCAGCCTTAATCCCCGCAATGGGAAACCTTATAGCCCAACAGAAAGGTATTAATGCGACAAGCGAGGACGCCTATAACATTGGTAATCTGCTGGGCAAAGCGATGCAGGGGCAAACGTCCGCATTACGCCGCGTAGGTATAACGTTTACCGCGGCCCAAGAACAAGTAATGAAGTATGGCGACGAGAGCCAGCGCGCCGCTATGTTAGCGCAGATTATTACGGACAACGTCGGTAATATGAACGCCGAACTTGGAAAGACTGACATCGGCTATTTAAAACAGCTCGAAAACAAGTTTGGCGACCTTAAAGAGAAGATTGGCGGAGTCGTACAGTCTTTCATGCCATATCTGACCGCAGCATCAAACGCTGTTGTCTTGACTGCCAACGCAGCCAACGCAGCCTCAGCTATAAAGCTGTTGGGCGCTTCATTCATCTCTCTTGCCGTCAATAGTAAAGTAGCCGCTGCCGGTATGTATCTGTACCGTAACGCAGCTATAGCAGTAACCGCCACTACGCGAGTATTACAGGCCGCATTTACAGGAGGCGCAATAGGCGCTACGACGCTAAAGATAGCTATACGCGGTTTACTTATCAGTACCGGAGTAGGCGCAGCCATAGCCGGGTTAACAATGCTAATAGAGTATTTTGTTAATAAAAGCGATGAGGCCGCACAATCGGCCGACAAAGTCGCCGACGGTATAGACACAGTGGCCGAGGCATCCAAGAGAGCGAACGAGACTTATAATAGCACACAGTCTGAAACCTACAGCGGGTTAATGACGAAGTATAAAGAATTACAGGCGGCCTGGAAGAATCTAACCGATAATCAAAGTAAGATAGCCTGGGTAAAGAATAACCAAAACGCGTTTGCCGACCTGGGTATTAGAGTTAGAACCGTATCGGATGCCGAGCACGCCTTTAGCAAGAATACGCAGGCCGTAGTAAATTCTTTCGTGCAGCGCGCGAAAGCAGCGGCACGCCTGGCGCAATTAACCGAGGAATACCGCACACAGATTAGCTTAGCGGATAAGATACAAACGGCCAACGATGCCGCTAACGCCCGCCATCACGTTAACACTGGCGACGTAGTGCCCGGCGGAAGTCATACCATACAGGGCGGCTACGAAGAAGTGGGAAACGATGGGAACTGGCATTATACAGATAAAGGCGCAGCGCGAGCAAATGCAACTAAATGGATAGCTAACAGCGCACAGGATAAGGCCAACCGCGCGGCGTTAAAGCAATCCCAGGAGCGTACAAAGCGCCTGGAATCCGACATAGCTAAGGACGCTAAAAATACTAAACCGCTGGTTATGCCGGAGGCTAAAGTTAAAACGCCCAAAACGACTAAAGATAAAAACAAAGATAAGATTATAGCCGATGCAAAATCTTATACTGATTTGTCCCATAACCTGGAAGTCTATAAAAAGCGCCTGGAGGCAACCAACCCGGCTAACAAGAAAGCTATAGACTGGCTTAACAAGCAGATAGCAGCTACAGAGAAAGCAGCGCAGGCGGCTAAGGAAGCCGAAAGCCCGCTAAATCTGCAAGACCCTAAGACTATCGAGGAAGTAGACGCGGCAATAGAAAAACAGCAGGCTTTACGCAAAAAAGCTACAGCCGATAACATAGCCGGTTACGATGCCGAAATTAAGCGCCTGGAGGGACTACGCAAGCAAATAGACAATGCCGGGCACGTAGATACACCGGTAGACCAGGTAAAGACCTACGAGCAGCTTAACCAGGAATTATCATATTACACCGATGCACTTAATACCGCCACCGAGGCGGAGCGCGCCGGCATACAGCAGCGTATTAATGACCTTAACGCACTTAAAAAGAAATGGGATGATATACAGCACGACTTAAAGAAGCCTGCCGACATATCACAGCTTAACACCATCGAAGATTTAGACGAAGCTATTAATTATTATGGCGACCTACAAAAGAGGCAAAGCGGCGATGAGATACAGAATACACAGCGCGTAATTAATGCCCTGGACGCAAAGAAAAAGGCCCTACAGCGTGGCGTAGAATTACCGGATATGCAGAAAGAAGCCGGGCAAATAGGAGCGCTGAAAGGTAAAGAGTTTAGGCTAAAGATACGTAGCATAGGTATAGATGAGTTAACGGATAAAATTAAAGAC